ACCCCATTGTCCGCTTGGATCGAGGCAGCATACACCGTCTTCCCTGGTGCGAAGTCCCCAGCACTTTGAGCGGAGACAGTTCCACCGGGTGAAGCGGTCCGAGTTGTCATCGCGGTCTCGGTGCCCTCGGCGATGTCGAGTTCCAGAGGGACGGTTGACCCGTCCGTCATCAGAAGTATTCCTTCGACTGTATTCGTAGCCATATCAGAGCCTCAGGGTTCCCTTACCGAGTAAAGGAGTGAAAATATTGCGGTTGACGTTGGCTATTGGACGCCTCAAAAGGGATTTCAAAAGTCGAAAAGTGATCCCGATGCCGATTGATTTTCCGACAGCGCCCATCCAGTTCTTCTCTATGTTGATCTTCATTACCTCGAAGGAGAGATCGGGGCGCTTTGCTATGTCGCCCAGGCTGATCGCATCGACGCCCAGGGTAGCCCCGGTTGTGGAGCCGGCTTCGTACGCAGCCAGGTTGTAGGTTCCCGTGGTGACATCCGCTTCCCCAGTGATGAATGAGAAAGGCGTCGTGTTCGCGAATGCCCCTGTCAGGACGGATGCGTAGGCGTAGCTCTCGATTCCGTTTATGACGGAGAAAGCTCTCTTTCCCCTCTTCCGCTTCGCCTTTCTACGCGCCATCGGGACAGATGTTAGAAAACCTCGCTTTTAATTATCGCGGTCCCTCATCGGATGCCTTCGAGTAAGTACCGTCAGCTGCGCGGTCCACTATGCTCGCCGTGATCGTCGAGGCGTTCTGAGTGGCCATCGACCCGATCCATTGGGCGATGGCAGCCTGAACAGGATTAATTGGTTCGAATCCAGCCAAGCCGCCCTCGGTTAGCTCCGTTACAGTCGATTTCAGAGCTTGTGCCAGGTTCGCATCTAGCTGTGCCATGTTGATTTCAACGACTTTCCTGATCCAGATAGCCAGGGCGAGCACCAAACCGATCAAAATCACGTTCAAGAGGGCTAAAATAGCGAATTCGAGGCCTACCATGTCGTCATACCTTCCTGATACAGTCCTGATAGCGGCCTGTTCACTCTAAAATCGTGTCGTTCCAGAGCCTATTCGCTTCGCCCCAACCCTGCGTCTGTCGGTGCACGCCGCACCGCTGGTCCGTACACGGGGCCGTCGTCCTTTTGAAGGTGGTGTCAATTGCGTCAGCAAACCCAATATTATATTTAGTGGGGCCTCGTCAGAGAGCCGTGAAAGACACCGATGAGACCCCCCTAGGTGAAAATGAAAGTGAAGTAGATCGACTGATTCGGACGGCTGGACAACCCAATGCGGCCTACGCATTGTTGAGATTGTATGGTGAGCGAATCGACGAGGTCGGGGAGAGGATAGATCGGTTGCTAGTCAGAATCGCCAATCTAGAGACACAGAGAACGCCCCAAGCCGAGAACGACGATCCGGAGTGGTTTGGATGAGTGACCGCCACGTTATCTTCTTCCGCGAACAGCTCATGGCGGTGGCCAAGCAGTTGACCGAGTTCGAAGGCATCACCGCGGTTGATTACGTCTTCACTGGGGACGGCGAACCGATCCGCATGGAATACCTATGGGAGGATGAGGACGAATGAACTGCGTCAATGAGTTCTGCGATAACAAAGCGATGTGGCCACCGTTCGACCAGTGCGAGCTATGCGCGAAGGCATTCATGCGAGGTGATTGAATGCACCTGATCTCAGCGACCCTGGATAACGAAGCCTTTCGCATCTACAAATCATGGCCCTCTCGCATGAAGAGTTCAGAGATTCGTTACGCAATCAAGTTCACCGAGGATAACGGACCCGCTAACAAAATCGGACTAGCAGCGAAGCTGAGACAGTCGGAGAAGACCGTTCGATTTCTTCAAGAACATATTCTCGCCGTTGCTAACGGCGAAGAACCCAGGGAGTCCAGTTCCATGATGGATATACGTCTATTCGGGACCGATGGCCCCAAACCATAGTCGCCACCCCCCTATGTTAAGCGTCACTTTCAGGATTCTTCGCCGAACAACCCGAGGAATTGAGAGATCAGCATCCCGATGCCGATCCCGCCAGGAGCGGAGACCGAGATTATCCCAGCAGCGATTGCCTGGTCCCTCTGAGAAAAGAATAGGTCGATGAGGCTGGCCACGCTCAAATCCTCGTCAGCCACGAAGACGAAGCCGATCAAGGCAGCCAGCAAGGTCAGCAAGGCCGCTATCGCAGTCACATCCTTCAGCACCTCGACCAGCGGGGTCGCTATCCTGTTGAACGACCAGGCGGTGAGAAACTGGTCGGCCATTTCTTTCTCTCGATCCTGTAGAGAAATTCTTATCTCGTAGACTTCCGTAGGGTGTTTCTTCGGCATCAGAACATCCCCGTTATGGAATCGAGCACGGCGTTTCCTAATCCAGCTCCGAGAATCCAGCCCGCGAGGAACGCAGCGATGTTATCGAGAACCAGGCGCTTTACCTGCTCGGGGAAGCTCTCCTCGTCGTGCTCGTGGTGCTCAGGCATCCTCAGGAGCCTCCGGAAAATTATCTGCGGCGTCGTTCGGATCATCAAATCGTTGGGGGAGCGTTCTCAACAAATCCCGAAACTGTCTCCACTCGGTAGAAAGGACGACATCCTTCAGACCTCGCCAGTCAGACAGCTTGAGGAGGTTGTTTCTATGGTGGCGAATCTCGGACCATTCGACATCGCGGTACGTCACCGTGGCGACTCCCTGCTTGTCGTAGTTGGTGAATCTCCGTTCCATCAGAAATCCAACCATACACACAATCGGGTATTACCACCCGCGCCGGTTCCCTGGATAACGGTAGTATCTGCGATGTCGGCCGGGGCGATGACGGTCGTAGACACGCTCTCGATCCCTCGTTCCTGATTCGCGGTCCCGGCGACCACGTTGTCAGGCACGATAGCGACTTGTTCATCACCATTCATGAAAATGAGATTAGGGGTTTCCGTTCCAGATTTGTTGATTCCGAAGTAGTATTGTGTGCCAGCGGTAAAGGTCAAACTTCCAGCGGAAGCCTCAGTGAAGGAGGTCACTCGGATCGCTCCGGTGCTGTCGGTGTCAATGGTAGCGTAGCCCAGGAGCGTGCTCGGGTATCCAGCATCGCTAGAGTCATAGAAGCTGACGTATAGGTTCTGATCGGTTGTTGCCGAGTTCACCGTGATCGAGACACCGGCGGGAGCTCCTGTCTGAGGGGCGATGAAGGGATTGAAGAATTGAGATTCGGCAGAGAGGTTCTGTGCAGAGACACCAGTCCCACCACATCCGGCCCATTGGGTACCTATATTCCAATACTTGAACTGCCCAGTGGCACCCAGGACAGCAGAGGGGACCTGGTAAGCTTGTTCACCCCCACCACCGGACTCAAGAAGCCCCGTCCACTCGCCGGCGACGCACATTCTGGCCAGATTCACCAGCACGATCCTTCGAAGCTCGTCTTCGTTGATGTCCTCGATCTGTATGGGATCGCCGGTAGCCTCGACGTTTGCGAAGGTTACAGTTGAGAGGTCTATGTTCTGAAGGTTGGTGTATACCCTGGGCGAACGCTTGTTGGCATCTGGTAGCGGCACACGATCACCCCAGGAGCCCATCCCAGTCGGATTTTACACTGAGACGGGCCAAATTCACCAAAACCAATCTCATTAGCTCGTCCTCGTTGAGCATTTCGATGCTGATAGGATCGCCAACGGCCTCAATGTCACTGAATTGTATCTGTCTAGCTCCATCGCCAGCCTGCAAAGTCTTGTTCTTGAGTAATCTGTATACGCGCGGGGACTTCCCTGAGGTGCCTGAGAGCGGCATCAGAACCCCACCACTAACCCAGCGAGTACTTTCCACCATTGATCGCCCTGGGCCACGGCCGTGCTGGGCTGCCCAGGGGTTACCTGGTACTGCCCGAGGCCTGGCCTTGGTGGTTGACCACCCCAGTCATCAGGTACGAGCATTCTCCCTGCCTCAGTAGCTCTTCCTCGACCAGCGATCTATCTCTCTGGAACGCTTGATTCCCATGAGTTCGGTGTCATAGAGAAGTTTTGCCGCCTTCCTGACCGCTGCCTTCTCGCTAGCGGACATCAGTTTGAATCGCTGCTTTGCTCTCTTGGAGATTGCCACGCCCTCACCTCATGCGTTCGTGACGATGTACATCTTGGTGCCGAGCTTGACCTCGATCCCATAGGCATTCGTGAAGCCTGGCTGTACCGTGGCTGGATTCGAGAGCGCCATCGCCCCGGCTACGTTGCCCAGGGAATCCACCACCATTGCGCCAGGCGTCTCGACCTTGGCGCCATCAATCGAAGTCGCATAGGCCCAGGCTATCTTCGTTCCAGTGGGATAACTGTCACCCAGGCTATTCGAAGTTTGTAGATCCACGTATTCCCCAGTGGCCCCCCCTGACGGGGTGTGTATGAAAATTCGTTGACTGCCAAGGCCGCCTTGGGTAGTGCCGATGCACACCGAGGTATTGCGAGCACTGGCGGTCAGGGTGAGCACCTGGACGGAATCGCCCGGCCTGAGGGTGTAGTTGCCCCCTGCGAGTACTTGAGTCGCGTTGGAGACTCCCTTCACACAGACCGGTAAGATTGCAGCCACCTGGCCTCTTGAGAGGATGTATGCGTATGCAACCCCATTGTCCGCTTGGATCGAGGCAGCATACACCGTCTTCCCTGGTGCGAAGTCCCCAGCACTTTGAGCGGAGACAGTTCCACCGGGTGAAGCGGTCCGAGTTGTCATCGCGGTCTCGGTGCCCTCGGCGATGTCGAGTTCC